ATGGCTTCATTTAGACAACGCAACGATACATGGCGAGCCGAGATAAGTGTAAACGGAATTCGCGAAAGTGCAACCTTTGATACAAAAGCTCAGTCTAGGGCTTGGGCATCTAAACGCGAGACTCAGTTACGCGAACAATCGTATGGCAAATTACCAGATCACTCTTTTTTAGAAGCTATTGAACGCTACTTAAATGAAGTGAGTGTTAAAAAGAAAACTCATGAGAATGAAGTCAAGCGAATGGCTTTCTTTAAGCGTGAGTATAAAAAGCTATGTCAAAAACAATTAGCCAAAGTCACAACTGACGATTTAGTGCAATGGCGTGATTCTCGTTTAAAAGAAGTGCAGGGCGCTACTGTCAGACGTGAAGCAAATATTTTAGCTTCTTTATTTACTGTTGCCCGAAAAGAATGGAAGTGGATTAAAGAGTCCCCAATGGCCGACTTGACTTTACCCCCACCATCAAAGCACCGTGATAGACGAATTACCCAAGATGAAATTGATAGATTATGTCTTGCAGCAAATTGGGATAACAATGTCCCGGTAAATTCTACTCAGCAAATTATTATTGCTTTCCTTTTTGCAATTGAGACTGCAATGCGTGCTGGAGAGATTGTCGGCTTAACTTGGGATCGAGTTTACTTAAAAGATCGATATCTTGTTTTGAACGAAACAAAGAATGGCACAAAGCGAAATGTGCCTTTATCTAAGCGTGCAGTTGAGTTGCTTACTTTATTAAAAGGTCTTGATAAAAAGCAGGTCTTTACTTGTAATTCCCAAAGCTTTGATACGCTTTGGCGTAAATTGAGAGATAGATGTCAAATCACTGACTTGCACTTTCATGACACACGCCATGAAGCTTGTACACGTCTTGCAAGAAAATTAGAAGTTTTAGACTTGGCCCGTATGATTGGGCATAAAGACTTAAGAAGCTTGATGGTCTATTACAATGCTACTGCAAGCGAAATTGCAACGAGGCTTGATTAGCCCCGTTTACGTGGTCTTCCTTTCTTTGGCTCATCATCCGATTGTTCATTCAACCAGTTTGATAGCTCTGCCAAGTTCCAGCGTCTTCCTTGACCGCACTTAATAACATAGCGCGGTTTAGGGAAGGTTGGCAGGCAGCAAACTGCTGCCTTAAAGTGTACATCTCGATATCCCAAGAACTCAGCAGCTTGAGAATCATTTAGCCAAATATCAGAAGGTGGTAACGCTACAACAAAGTTACTACCAATATTTGCAATCGCTGTCATTTCACCCCTCCTTACTTTCCGCTTTAGTATCTGCCCACCAAAGTACTGGGCCATCTTCTGAATCAAATGCTGCAATTAAAAAGAGTCCTTGTTTAGGTGGTTCTGGCTTCCAGTTGGACCAATCTATTGCATCTTCTGGAACATTCGGAATATCCTCGTAATCCAATAGCTGAGTTTCAATTTTTACCTTAAGATTTATCTGGAGTTGTTCCCACTGTTCTCTTGTATATGCTTCTGCGCCTTCTTCAAGTGTGTCAAACAATTCAATATCTGGATGAAACCAATTGAAAATATTTTCAGGTGGTTCTATTGGCTGAATTTGATATTTAAAACCTGTCATACTAGATCCGTAATATTGTCTTGCCTCATCAAAGCTTTTGGTTACTAGGGGAGCAGATCCTTTCTTGTAGCACTTAACAATTTCGTCAAATTTAAAAACGCGCTCAGCAGTCTTCAAATCAAAGCATTGGTACATAGGTTCACTAAACCAACTCTCTACATAAAATAGATTTTTAATATGATCTTTGCGGGAACCGTGCCATTTCTGGACTTTAATAACATCATCGAAGATTTCTAAGAAAAAGTTGTTGCCTTCCTTTTCATGCATTTTTCTATAACGCTCAACAGCTCTCTCAGCTATCTCTTTAGAAGCTGCTGGTGTTTGTCTGAAAGGGCTGTAACCTTCAGGTCGCATTGGGTGGTGAACGTGTATTAAACCCTCAACAGAACAAAGATTTGACGAATTATTTAAATAATCGTCAAAACGGGTCTAATGAGGGCAATGTGCAAATTAGTCAGCAAATTACGTTTGCTGATGGATCCGCAAGCGTCAATACACAAGGGCAAAAGCAAATTGCTGAATCTCTGAATAATGCAATGAACGATTGGGCTAGACGTGAAAGTCGTCAAGGCGGTGTCTTATTTAATCTTGTAAGACGTTAATTACCCAAGTTTAACCACTTAAAACCAAATAAACCCACTCGAATGAGTGGGTTTTTTAATGGGAGTACAAAAGTGAAAAAGTACATTATGACTTTTCTGCTTGCTTTATTGATTGCTGTAGTTTTCTACATAAGTGCAAATTTAATTGATTTTAATCTAATTGAATATGCAACGGGTTTCGTCTTTGGATTGTCATTCACCCTCATTTTTAAAAAACAATCTAAGAGTTCTAAAGCTGCAGAGCTACTAAACAAACATGTAAAAGAATGGGCAGTTCGTGAAAGTAGGCGGGCAGGTTTATTCGCTCCAGATCAAGATACGAAGGATCTAGAAAGTTGCAAAAAACGTTTTAAAGATAGTCCGGTAAGTATGAAAGTTGAGTGGTCAAAAAAAGATGAGTAATCGTAAATTCACTTGGTGCCAAGATTTAGAGGGTAATTCAGGTTCGCAGAGCTTTAATACGTTATCAAGCAAATTTGGCGATGGTTATGAACAGAATACTTCAATTGGTATCAATAACCGATCTGGTGAATGGACTTATCAAAGAACGGCTTATAAAGCCGAAATTATGCAAATCAAAGCATTCTTTGATGATCATAAGGGTGCGGATTCCTTCCTTTGGGATTCACCTTTAGATGGTGAGGTTCGAGTAAAAACAGGTGAGTATCAGCCCCGTTGTTTAGGCGGTGATGTATGGCAAATCTCAACGACCTTCACCCAAGTTTTTTACCCTTAATTTAAACCCCTTTGATGCCCCTTTTTAGGGGCTTTTTTTATGCGAGTAAGAAAATGACGATTCAAACAGTAAATCTAGGTACGGCACCGACTGGTGCAGGTGGCGATACATTCCGCTCTACCGGCGCAAAAATAAATGAAAACTTTACAAATAATACCCATGCAGCAAGCCGTTTGGTTGGGACTCAAGCCGGCAATCTAATGGAAGTTGGTGCTTTTGGTTTTGGTTACATGGGTACATCACATTTAAATGTAAACACTTTAAGTGATGTAAAAAATATTGTCCAAAACCAATCTAGAATTTTTCGGGCAGATAGTGGCGGTGTATTCCAACTTTATGCGCCTACTCTTTATTTGAAGACACAAGATACAAACGTTGCTGTTTCTTTTGGACCATTTGGCGGAGATGTCAAAGCGGCAGGTTGGACGGACGGATCATCTGATTTTACTGCAAAATATTTCTTCAGAACTTCTTCAAATACAACAGTAGATGCCAATGGATTTTTAAAAAATGCGTCTCCAGTTGTTAAATTGTTTGCAGATAAAATTGAACCCAATGAAGAAGCTGCTGAACAGCCTCTCTCTTTTGAAAAACTAGGCATTGGTCATTACCTTGTTAAGGGATCATCTGGTTTTGCTAAAGAAGGATGGTGGATTGAAATTCCAACTGACACCCACGGTAATAAGATTTGTGCTGTTGAATATCAAACATTAGAAAATGGTGATCTTGAAATTAAAACTTTCAAGAAAAAGCTAAATGATGAAGGTGATATTGTTGCAAATCTTGATGCGCCAATTGAGATACCAACAAATGCGAATGGCGAGCCGCGCTGGATCGATATTCGTTTAAACAGCATTAAGAAGACAATAGTTAGAAAAATTCCACGTACTGAAAAACAACCGCGTATGGTCCAGCAAGTAAAATATGCTCCGCAGCTGACTTATATCACTAAATACGAAGATTTATTTGATGATGAAGGAAAAGCTGTAATTGTGGATGGCAAGAACTATAAAAAGCCAGTAACCCACATTCAGACTGATCAAAACGGCACACCCATCCTATCAAATCAACCAGTCATTAATGAAAATGGTGAGCCAGTTTTTGAATGGGTTCAAGCAGTTGATAGTGAAGGAAATCCTGTTTTTGATGATGTGCCAGTCTTAGACAAAGATGGAAATCCAATGTATGACGAGGTGACTTATGACCCTGAATAGTGATTTCCAGAAACTATATGTAGATGGATTAATCCATTTGTATGAACTAGATGCCAGCTCACTTGGAGCTGGCATTTTACGTTTCCACGGGCATATAGCTTTTCAAGATTGGGAAAAAATTTACTCATCCATCGGATCTGAAGGATTGATCGGTGCAGATTCAGGAAGCATTGGAAAGATTTTTGACACTGGTGATCAGAAAGTATGGAACCGAAATATTATCTGGCAAGGTCAAGTTTTTGAGCCAATGGCCTTGGAAGTATCTGGGCTTGAAATGCGTTCAGATGGTAAAGCTTCAGCGCCAACTTTAAGCATGGCCAACAATATCAACGGCATTCAAAATGCTGTATCTGCTTACTGTTTGCAGTTTAAAGACTTTGCTGGTGCAAAGCTTAAAGTCATTACCACTCTTGCTAAATATCTTGATGCCGAAAACTTTACAGTGGGTAACCCAACTGCATCGAATGAATCAAAAGAGCAAATCTGGTACATCGAGCAAAAGACATCTGAAAATGCACAACAAGTGACTTTCGAGCTGTCCAATCCAATCGATTTTGAGGGTTTAAAAATCCCAGTTCGCCAAATAACTTCACTTTGTCATTGGTGCATGGTCGGGAAGTACCGGGGTGAGGAATGCGGTTACACAGGTGTAGCAATGTTCACTGATAAAGATGAGCCAACTGATAATCCGGCACTTGATCGATGCGGAGGACGTTTACGTTCTTGCCGATTGCGATTTGGTGAAAATAAACCGCTGCCATTTGGTGGTTTCCCGGCTTCAAGCTTATTGTGAGGTTTTATGAAACTGACGGCAAAACATAAAAAAGCAATCATGGCACATGCTGATGAATGCTATCCACACGAGTGCTGTGGTGTGATCGTGGCTAAGCAATATATTCCTTGTCGCAATATTTCTAAAAACTCTGATCAATTCGAAATCCATCCAGAAGATTTAGCTATAGCAGAAGACCAGGGCGAGATATTAGCGTATGTGCATTCACACCCTGACGGAACTACACGAGCCTCAGAACTAGACTTAATTCAGATTGAGTTACATCAAAAGCCGTGGGTAATTTGTTCATATCCGGATCTTGATTTTCAAGTTTATGAACCTTGTGGTTATCGCGCCCCCTTAGTGGGGCGTAATTATATTCATCATTATCAGGACTGTTATGCACTAGTCCGTGACTTTTATGATCGTGAGCTAGGTATTAAGTTGCCAGACTTTGAAAGAAAAGATGGCTGGTGGGAGGACAAAGATCATCCGTCAATATTGATTGATAACTTTCCGAAAGCCGGTTTCTATGAAGTGGACACTCCGCAATAT